GATGGGTTAAGTTGCGGTCGCATAGCTTTGGAGCGTGCAGGGATTAAAGTTGATAAGTATTATGCAAGTGAGATAGATAAATATGCTATCCAGGTAAGTAAGAAGAATTACCCAGATATTATAAGACTCGGTGATGTTACTAAGTGGGAGACGTGGGGGATTGATTTTTCTACTATTGATTTAATTATCGCTGGATCTCCCTGCCAAGGTTTTAGCTTTGCTGGTAAGCAATTAGCTTTTGATGATCCTCGCTCCATGCTGTTTTTTGAATTTGTGAATTTAGTTAAATTGATTAAACAGCATAACCCTAATGTTAAATTCATGCTTGAGAACGTGAGGATGAAGAAAGAATATCTTGATGTTATAACTGAGATGCTGGGTATTGAGCCTGTAATGATCAACTCAGCTTTGGTTTCTGCTCAAAATAGAATTAGATATTATTGGGCTAATTGGGATTTTGAACAACCAGAGGATAAGGGAATACTGTTAAAGGATATTGTGCATGAACATGCTGATTTAGATTCGATTATGAATGATGGATGGTGTAAATGGTTTAAGGATAAAGCGGAATTTCAATTATCTAAAAAATATTCATCATTATCACCTGAAAAAGCTATAACTATGACAGCGAGACAATATGCAAGTTGGAATGGTAATTTTATATATGAAGTTCTAAATGAATATATTGTCCCATTTGATAAAACTTTACAGATTTTAGATAAAGAGATTGAGCGTGGTAAAGTTGGTTACTTCCGTAAAGACAGTCAATCGAATCGAGTTTATTATATACACGATAAAGCTGTAACATTGTGCGGTGCTGGGGGTGGTGAGGCAGGTAAAATAGGTCAATATTTATTTGGTTGTATCACCCCTGATAGAATTAACAAAAGACAAAATGGTCAAAGATTCAATGAGGGTAATAAGTTCTATACACTTACCGCCCAAGATAAACATGGTATCTTGATTGAGGGTTATATTAGAAAACTAACACCAATTGAATGTGAGAGATTGCAGACTCTCCCAGATAATTTTACTGACGGTGTTTCTAACAGCCAAAGATATAAAATGCTTGGCAATGGATGGACGGTTGATGTAATTGTTCACATATTTAAGGGATTAAAATAATGGGTTTAAATGTCTTATCACTTTTCGATGGGTTAAGTTGCGGTCGCATAGCTTTGGAGCGTGCAGGGATTAAAGTTGATAAGTATTATGCAAGTGAGATAGATAAATATGCTATCCAGGTAAGTAAGAAGAATTACCCAGATATTATAAGACTCGGTGATGTTACTAAGTGGGAGACGTGGGGGATTGATTTTTCTACTATTGATTTAATTATCGCTGGATCTCCCTGCCAAGGTTTTAGCTTTGCTGGTAAGCAATTAGCTTTTGATGATCCTCGCTCCATGCTGTTTTTTGAATTTGTGAATTTAGTTAAATTGATTAAACAGCATAACCCTAATGTTAAATTCATGCTTGAGAACGTGAGGATGAAGAAAGAATATCTTGATGTTATAACTGAGATGCTGGGTATTGAGCCTGTAATGATCAACTCAGCTTTGGTTTCTGCTCAAAATAGAATTAGATATTATTGGGCTAATTGGGATTTTGAACAACCAGAGGATAAGGGAATACTGTTAAAGGATATTGTGCATGAACATGCTGATTTAGATTCGATTATGAATGATGGATGGTGTAAATGGTTTAAGGATAAAGCGGAATTTCAATTATCTAAAAAATATTCATCATTATCACCTGAAAAAGCTATAACTATGACAGCGAGACAATATGCAAGTTGGAATGGTAATTTTATATATGAAGTTCTAAATGAATATATTGTCCCATTTGATAAAACTTTACAGATTTTAGATAAAGAGATTGAGCGTGGTAAAGTTGGTTACTTCCGTAAAGACAGTCAATCGAATCGAGTTTATTATATACACGATAAAGCTGTAACATTGTGCGGTGCTGGGGGTGGTGAGGCAGGTAAAATAGGTCAATATTTAT